TGCGATAGTTGCCTTCTGCATCCGTAACGGTGGGGTTGATGGTGACCGTAGAGCTTGTCCCTGCGCCGCTGATGGTTCCCGCTCCCGAAAGTTTCGTCCAGAGGTAGGTCAGGGTGCCATACCCACCCGTTACGCTGGTTCCGAGGTTGGCGGGCGATCCGTTGGCTTCGGTCGTGTCGCCAGTCACGGATACGGCAGAAAGGATTTGAGCGACCGTTTTCCACGATCCTGAATCGTAGGCGCTAACGGAGGTCGCCAGCTTCCACGTAGCCGAGTGGTAGACGTAGGGTGCCGAACCTTTCCACGAACCGCCATGATAGGCATGTAGCGTCATGGGACGCGGAACCAGAGCGAGCCGGAGGCAGGCGTACCGGATGGCGCGGAGGTCGAAACCGTCACGTTCGCAATCTGCTGAATCGTGTAGTCGGAAGCGGCAGCGGCTACTACGCCAGTCCGACCAAATACGCTGGTCACATTCGCCCCAGCGCCGATAGCGTCCAGCTTGGTTTTGTCCGCCGATGACATGGTGCCGCGAACGCTGGTGGTCGCTGCCGAAATGGCGACCGTTCGGGAGGCTCCAGAGCCGGATACCGTTATCGGGGTTGTGCCGTTGATCGTGGTAATCGCCGTACCAGCCGATCCGTTGGCCGCGGCGGTCAATCGGCCCTTGGCGTCTACCGTGATGGTTGCAAGCGTGTAGGTGCCTGCCGAGACTCCGGTGGCCGTGAGAGCCGCCGTAACCGCGTTTCCTGCCCCTCCGTCCGTAAAGGCTATCTCCCCAGCGGTCCCGGTCAACACGCGCTCGTTTGACAGGCTCCCGTTCGCGGAAAGGGTGACGTAGGTTGCGTCCGTTGGTGCCCCGCCTCCACCACCACCCGAAATGGGAGAGAGGTCGCAGGTGGTAATCGTATTGCCGTCCCTGTCCGTGAACGTGGCTACGAATGTTCCGCCGTCCAGCGTCACGGTTCCTAGCACTTGCCCCCATTTCGGAACGTCGGTATTCGCGGATGCCGACCCGTAACCCGTGATCTTGAAGCCACCCCATGGGATATTTGCTGATGGGGTGTTTGCACCATTCTTGTTCAGGCAAGCGGTAATGCCGTCTGCAATGTCCTGGTCGTGGGTATCGTGTCGAGAATAGACAATCTTGATGTTGTTTGAGAAGTTCTCAAACCATACCGTCTGCCCGTTATAGGTGCCATCGGTGCGGATGTAGGTTGAACCAATCCAAGGCATGTTAAATCACTCCAGCGGGTCGGTAGATATAGTTGGTCGCGTACCACTTGAACGCGAATCCGTTTAGGATGATGCGCAGAGACACGGTGACGGCATAACCGAAAGCGGATATGTCGGACCATCCTTCCGTCGTTTGAATCAGCTCCTCTTCCTCAGAGGCCCAGAATGTTTCGTCCCAGTCCGCCAAATCCCAGAAAGCACCCGGCGAAAAATCGCTTGCGACTACCTGGTTTTGGTACTCGACCTTATAATCAGACATGCCATCTTTGACGATGTATTCAGGATAGGCAAAGTTGGTTATGTGAGAGCATAGAGTCACCTGTTTCCTTCGCCCTTTAGCGCCAAGATGGTTGAACGCGGGGATGCACTCAAAACTGATCTGGCTTCCATTATCTGAATTGCCAAAGTCAGCCAAAAACACATCAGTTGAGTTCAGGAAATACAACTGGTCGTTGTAAACGCAGAAGGCATTCGCTTTTATCCCCTCGAACTTGCACCACGCGCCTGTTGAGGTGTTGCGTACATGTTGGATGGAGTTTATCGAGTAGAAGTAGTTCCCCTCACCATCCGGGGTTAATGTCTGCGCGGATTGGGGGACATTTACGATGAAAAGATTGCCCGCTGGATACAGAAGGCACTCCCACCCGAAAAGATCACCATAAGACCTGGCTGCCTCTTTGGCTGCGCCGATAATCTTGTTTGAATAGCTGGATTCTTCCGAGTAGCGGCCATTGCGCAGGGCTTGGGCAAGGTCAACGTAACCATCCTTCGTCAGAATGATTTCTGTGCCACCCACTTTCTGATGCGCCCGGATTCCCAGCGGCTCGCCAATCTGGAAGCGTCCAGAAGATGACCAGCGAAGGGAGTTCTCGGGATCATCGCCCTGATATACCAGCGTCTCGCCCGTCGAAAAGATGAAAACCGCAAGATCATCAACACCGTCTCCAGCGTCTAGCGTGTAGGTCAGCATCATGACCAGCGTGCCGCCCGTTGTGATCTGCGTGCTTAAATCAAACTCGGTCAACACCCCTTGGAACGCGCCCGCTTGGGCATACCAGAATGAGCGCGAATCCTTCTGCCAGTAGTAAACCCGGCCCTTGAAGGTGTTGCAGCCCCAAAAAGCGCCAGTCGGACCTGTAACAACCAACTCAGTGGCTACGTTTGTCGAGTCAATAACTTGACCCGGCTGATAAAGCGGGTTCGATACTTCAGCACAACAAGCAATCAACTTGTCTTGGAACCGGGTTGTCTGCCACTGAGTGACGGCAAGTTGCCCTGATGAGAATATGACGCTTGGCGTTCCTGTTGTTATGTCAATGATTTGTCCGCCATACCCCACAAAAAGGCCGCTCTGGGATGAGAAAATGGATTCACCGTAAACCCCTGAAGATGTGACCCCTACGTTGCAAAATAGAGAGTATCCCTTGCGGGACTCTACAAACCCATCGCGTGGGATAAGGTTCACCATCTTCACAGCATCGCCCGCAGGCATGGTGTCGAATGAGTCTTTTGCGTTCCATCCCCCGGAGGGTGCCGGTATCGAGGCAGCCGCGGTCATTGCGGAAGCTGCCAGAGATTGGCCAGCGGCTCAGGCGTCCACGGGTCATGCGGCATGATGGTCTTAGCCCCGTTCTGCTGGCCGAGGAACTTTACAAGATCATCCTGATACAGCTTGTAGTCCTCCTGCCAATCCAAGCCCTTCTCTTTCTTGTAGCGCCATTTGATATCCGAGACGATCAGGCCATCGTCAATCAGCCAAATGTCATTGTCATTGGAGAAAAACTGTTTCGGATCGCCTCGTGCGCCGTCCTGAATCAGGGCGTCGGAGAAGTATTCAAAGCCGACAATCATCCCCTCCTGCGGCTCGTAGAACTCGAAAAACCCGTTGATGATCCGGCAGCGCACCCATATGCCCGGAGGGCCAGCAGAGGCTTTCAGATACGCCCATACGGTCGGGTCCGTGGGGAAATCCACCCGCCACAAACTTTCCTGCACCCACATGGTGTCAGGCACGATGGAGAGAAAATCCTGCGGCAGTGCGTAGGTACTCGATTCGCTGGTCAGCGTGAACGAATACTCGCGCGTCTGCTTTTGCAGCGGATATTGCCGGATGGACAATACGGACTGGTTTGCGAGCGCCTTGACCTGGTTGGATGTGGCGAGGTTGTTCGTTCCAATCCAGGTTGTAGGCACAGTGACGCCGCATGAGCCGAGCGCAATGTCCAGAATCTCTTTCAGCGTCATGCTCATTTAGCGCGCCTTCTTGGGCCTGCCGGGTTTCTTTGCGGGTTTCTCAGCCACTAAGTCCGCCGACTTATTAGGGGTAGACACAGCGGCAATTTCCTCCTCCGTTGCCTCGCGCTCGAAGGAACTGGTATTGCTGATGACATGATGGGTCCGCCATCCCTTGCCCTCGATGTAATACGTTTCCTGTTTCAGGTCTGGCCCGTAGGCAATTCGGTCATACGCGCTCATGCCACAGCCTCCAGTTTGATTCGGGGTTTTTCGCCAGCGGCCACCATCATCCAACGCTTCGCACGCAACACAGCGTCCACAAGCTCAGGCTGCGGCGTGGTCATCGCGGCTGCGGCTTGGATCGTGGTAATGCCGTTCTCGCGGAACATGGCGACTTCGCAGGGCTTTGCACCTGCAAGGTGTTCAATCGGGAATTTCGGATCGGCAAGAGCCTGCTGAAACCGCGCCCACTCGTTCGGGTACTTGTGTTTGTCGGCTTCCGTGGCGGGGCGGGTCATGTAATCGGCCACACCCTCGGGAATTTCGATGATCGACACCATATCGACATGGATCGGACGCCCCAGTTCTTGCGAGCGAAGCCCGTCCTTCGGCGCGGTAATCAGGAACTTGGCGCGGATTTTCTTGGCCTCAAACCCAAGTACCGCCTCGATTCTTGACTTGGCGTCGGTGGACAATTCGGGGTTTACGTCGTAAAGGT